AGTAGGTATTGGCGCAAAAATGCGGTAGACAAGGTAAGCGGGCGCGCCGGTTGGCGGCTGGCGGGGGTACAAGATATTAATTTGGTTGCTCCGGCGATTCCTGCATCAGCCCCTTTGGTAGCTAGGTTCTGTGGTATGGGGTATAGTGGCCAATAAGTTTGGTGCTGCTCTCCCATCAGCGGGGGTCGCTTTACTCATGAGTGCCGTGTTCACCGAGAACCGTGTATCTTCTTGGTGAACTGGGTCTAAGGGCAGCTAAGTGGCAGCGCGGTGTACCTCGACCAGGACGCTCTACAGCCAGGCTTAACTATTGAGAGAGGTAGTGTAGTAAGGAATATGGCCCTTTCTGATGACAGCAAGGCCCGGTTGGATATTGTGGGCGTGGTCTCTCAGCACGTCCCCGATCTTCACCGCGCAGGCCGCAATTACGCAGCACGGTGTCCCTTCCATCAAGAACGGACGCCATCCTTCGTGATCTTTCCTGAGCAACAATCCTGGCGCTGTTTTGGAGCCTGCGCTGCGGGCGGAGACGTCTTCTCCTTTGTCATGCGCGCGAACGGTGTAGATTTTTCAGGCGCGATAAAGGAATTGGCTCAACAGGCTGGCGTCTCTTTGTCGGAGCGAAGAGCTAGGGAACGTATTGAGGGAGGTAGTGATGCAGTTTACGCACCTAAAATTATTTACTCGTTGCCGATATTGCGGTGTAGATGCCGCCAGAAATAAGCAAGGCCAATGGGGTCAGGCGTGTAGTGGTTGCAAGGCATCGCTAACAAGAAGATTGCGTTCTGGAAATTACGGGCCTACATATGCAAAGGCAACGAAAGAACGCCTTATGGCAACACGATACGATTATAGAACTGGCAAATGGATAGAAGGACTTAGTAGGCACTGGTATGAATATGATTGGTGGGGGGATAATTTGCCGCGACATAAATCAGGAAGACCGAGACTAGACTATCAGTACGTAAACCCAAATATCCCTATTACAGAAGATGAGGAATAGAAGAGGTAGAGATCATAAAGTTAAAATGGAGGGTGGAATGATAAAAGGGAAATATTTCCATACGCGCGAGTTTGATGAAGCAACACATAGGCTAGAATTTGGGTTGCAGGGATTAGTCTTTGATTATGACCCTGAAAAGAACAGAGCGCTTGTACTGTTATTTGAATGGTGGGACGGCCTGCCTATCGGTCAACACCTTAAGACGGTTACCGATGAATGGGTATTTTACGACACGGTTGATGAGATGAAGGAGGCTTATTGGGCGACGTTTCCTAAAGAAGAACGCGAACATGCAAGAAGAATGGACAAGTATTTAACCGGATGAATCTTGGAAAGGTTATAGCGATGCCACTCAAGCGTGGAAAGTCTGCGAAGGTCATTTCATCGAACATTCGTAGGGAGCGTCGTGCGGGGAAGCCGCACAAGCAGGCGGTGGCGATAGCGATGCGTACGGCTGGAGTACCCAAGAAGCGGGAGAGGTATTAGTCATGTCGAGGACAACGGCGGCGTTAAGTCATGCGTCGAACTTAGCGGAGACGGCGACGGAGGCGGCGAAGGAATCGTATGGGTCCATACCTGGTTGGGAGACGTTCAATAGTGAGCAGCAGCATTTTCTTGTAGTTGTCTCGATGCACAAGAACCAGGCTTCGGCAGCGAGGTTCATTGGTTGGCCTCTTTCCAAGCTCAGGAGGACGCGTCAGTATGATCGGCTTTTCCAGGATGCTATTCACTTTGCGCAGCGTAAGCCTGCGGAAGTGGCGATACGGTACTCGGCGTCGTTATTGCCGAAGGCGTTATATGCGTATGACAAATTCCTTACGCCGAATTCGACAGGTGGTTATGATGCTAATGACCGTGAAGTCCTAGCGGCTGCTCAGGCGGTTGTACGGATGAACGGTCTGGACAAGGGTGAGGCTGACAGTGTAGGGGGAAGCAGGATATATGCGGGTAGTGTCAATATGTTCCAGACCAACGTGGTCAAGAGTGATGAACCCGTCCCCATTCAGGCCCATGTGATAGAGGAAAAAGATGACACAGGCTCTTGACCTCTCGTCGGTCTATACGCCTCATGAAGGTCAGCTCCGCATCCATGCGTCTGAAGCCCAGACAAAGGTGCTGGAAGTAGCCAGGAGATGGGGTAAGAGCAGATCAAGTCTTTTTGAGTTATTGCGGCGGTGGACAGAGGCACTTGCCATTCCCGCTGATGTATCGGTAGTCCCTCCATGGCAGGCGTGGATTGTCCCGCCGAACTTCCCACTCGCCAGACAACTGTGGACAGAACTGAATACCTTTGTGCCGAAGCAGATGTTGTTCGGTAGGCCCAAGCAGGATGACATGATCATCACGCTGCGGGGCAATGAGCTGCGGAACTGGGGCGAAATACACATCAAGTCTGCCCATGATGCCAATGCACTCCAGACTGCCGGACTGAACTTTCTGTGGGTCACTGAGGCGCAGGACGTTTCAGACGAAGCATTCCAACGACTCCTCCCCACCATCCGTGACCCGTCCCGGTTCCCCAAGCATGTCATCTACGAAGGCATCCCATCCAAGACGAAAGACCACTGGTTCCGCAAGATCGTTGAACTGGCCGGACGCGACAAGAGTGGTAACTACGAGTTGTTCAAAGGCACCGTCTATGACAACCCCATGCTCACGAAGGATCATATCAATGAGATTGAAGAGGATAAGGAAATCCTCCCCGATGCAACGTGGCGACGTATGTATCTCGCTGAATTCGATGCGGATGCAGGCGGGTTGCGGAACATCGATGCGTGTATCGCAGGAGACTTGTTGGAAGCACCCATTCCAGGAAATCACTATGTGGCAGGATTAGACCTTGGCCGCCAACATGACGCCACGGTGCTCCATGTGTTCAATGCACAGGACCGCACACTCGTGGGTCACTACCGTTGGGACCCTGGCTTTGCATGGACACAGCAGCGTGAGGAAACACTCGTTATATCGCAGGAATGGGGATTGGAACGTATCGTCGTTGATGCCACCGGCATGGGTGGCGATATGTATCAGGAAGCTATCTCTGAACTTGGACTGCCGGTAGAGCCGTTCAACATTGACCGCTCCACCCGTGAGCCACTGTTGACCGCATTGCAGGTGGCATTGGAACGCGAAACCATCCACTTCCCGCCTGTTCCATCTCTGCTGCGTGAACTGCGTAATCTTCAGCCACGTCGGTTGGCTACTGGTGGGTGGCGGCTGGAGGCTGGCCCCGGATACCACGATGACGAGGTATTCGCTATGGCACTCGGTCTGACTGCCTGTGTGCCAGCCCACAGTGAAACCATCAGGGGACGCCGCACGGGAAGCAGAATGAGCTATCTACCAAGAGGTGATGGCGAAACGCGGTCACTTGGAGTTAGAATGATGCGCGAAAACAAGAGTAACAAGATGCGTGAGCGTATGGAACGAGCAGGTGTAAAAGGATAACGAATGGTCACATCAACATCTCCCACGTCTACTGACGGCATGTTTCTTCCCGGCCTGATGGAGTTTGGCGATCCAGGGCCAGACCTTATTGATATCCTTAGTCTCAAGCGCGATAGAGAACAATACTTTCGCCAGTTCCACGCGAACTGCAATGAAGCCAGAGACTGGTTCTTTGGCCGTGTCCCCTCCCCTGCTCCCGAAGGCTTTGACGAAGTAACAACCGCAAAGGCTCGCGCCCTCATCAACGTGGCCGCAGACCATGTGGATGTGAATAACGTCTCCATCGACGTGCCTGCGGCCTCACCAAGGGCGAAGGCACGAGCAGAACGACTCAAGAAGTTCTATCAGGGCGCATGGATGAACGTGCGCACACAGGTGAAGCGTGATGTAACCAAGGCGTGCTTCGCCTACGGTATCGGCATCTTCAAGCCCATGTTCATCCCCAACCTCTGGCCTGACCAACCCCCGCCATTGGAAGAGTCCAAGGACGAGGATACCTACAAGGAAGCCTTGGCCGAGTTTATGGAACGCCGTGCCATCTCCTTCCCACTCGATGTCCTAGCTATCGACCCGCGCAATATGACTTGGGATGATTCCATGACCGGCGCTGCGTGGGCTATCGAGTGCTACGAGCGCAATGACTCAGAGACGATACGACGTCGTTATCCGAACTGGGGTTCCGACAAACGTAACGGCCAGCCACTCTCCTGGTTTGAATACTGGGACGACACATGGGCTATCTACGTGGCAGACGGTGAAGAGGTCTGGCGCGGACGACACGGTTATGGCTTCATGCCATACACCTTCGCGATCCCGGCCAACTCTCTCTCCACATCTTCCGGTCCACCTGAAGAACGCTATCAAGGCATACTCACTGGTGTTACCGGCCTGCTGAAGACACGCGGCAGGCTCCTGAACGCCTATGACGCCATACTGCGGCAGTCCGCATGGCCGACACTGAACTTCTCCGGCCCGGCACATCTGGTTGAGGAAGCCCGCAACAACTACGAGATATTCGGCGGCATGAACGCACTGCCACCAGGGGTTGGGGTGAATAACTCCCCTGTCCCCATTCCACCCAACGAGATATTGCAACTCATGAACATCGTGGACAACGAGGTCGAAGAGGCCACGTTCCCCAATGTCGTGCGTGGCATGAGGCCCAAGGGCATATCGTCAGGGTTCGGTGTGAGCGTCCTTGCCGGTATGGGACGTCTGGTGTTCCAAGGGACAGCAGACGGCCTCTCCATGGCAATCGAGCAGGTGAACATGAAGTTCGCCAAATTGATAGAGAACAAGGTGCGGGGACGACTGACTGTCCATGCCCGCTCCGATGCACACTCCTTTGACCAGACCATCGGTCCCGATGATGTGAAGGGCTACTACGAGAATATCGTCTCACTGAAGGCCGAAGCTCCAGAGGAGCGGGAGCGTGAGGCACTGCTTGCATTCCGACTCTGGAATGGCGGCAACGGCATCATCTCCATGTACACGGCACAGCAACGTTCCGGCATCGTGAACCCGCTGGAGGAACAGTTGCAGATAGGTGCCGAGCGCATCGTCGGCTCACCACAGATGGTGGAAC